CACTTCGCTTCCTTCTTCTTCTGCTCAGTGGGTTCTGGCCGCGTGCCCTCAACTTTATCGTCGAGAGTACTCACGCCGACTTCGTAAACTTCATCCCAATCATCGCGGAAACGAAGATAATTGCCCGAGTGGTCGAGCCATACAGCGAAGTTTTTCTCGGGGTACGGACGCATCACACGGCCAAGCTGTTGAATGTGAGAGCTCAAGGACTTTGAAAATGGCCTGGCGGAGACGCCAATCATGACATCTGGGACATCGAATCCCCTTGTGAGAATGTCGGTAGCGATCAGGCCATGAATCTCTGTATCAGGCTTGGCAAAGTCTTCAATAGCCTGCCTTTTATCCTCGTCAGTATCCTTATAAGAGATCGAGACAAAGTTATAGCCCTTGCGCTTGAACTGATCGACAAGATCTCGACCATGTGCAACACCAGCACAGAACACAATCGTCTTGCGTGGGCGTCCAAAAATTTCATGCGTTTTCCGAGCCCACTCTTGAACAATGTCACCCGTGATCTTCATGCCGCGCACAGAAGCCTCGTCCTGGCTCCACTCGCCAGCAACCTTCTTCGCGCCCGTCATATCAATGGGCTTAGCAATAAACACACGGAGCGGCGCAAGCCACTTGTTACCTACTAAGGCGCCTGTCGTTGAGCCACAAACAACATTCTCGTAGATCAGTCCCATGCCCTTGGTAAACGGCGTGGCGGTCAAACCAACCACACGCATCCCAGGATTGCTCTTGATGTACTCCACAATCTGCTTGCGCATAATGTGGCACTCGTCAACGATCAGAAGATCAACCTTTGGAAAGTCCTCGCGCCGCTCAAGTGTCTGAGCGGAGCACACCTGGATCAACTCCGATGAATTGTATTTCCAATGGTCGGCCTGCATGACGCCATGATCGAGCCCGTACTTTGAGAGGCGCAGACTTGTTTGATCGACCAGAACCAGGCGATCAAGCACCATGGCGGCGCGATAACCTTTATCCGCCGTGGCCTTCATCAAGTAGATTGCGATTTCTGTTTTGCCAAATCCGGTCGGCGCGTACAACACTTGCGTCCGGTGGCCTGCTTTAAATCCCTCTCGTAGAGAGTCAATAACTTTGAGCTGATGCTCGCGTAGATTTAATTCCATACATTCTCCTAGCGACCGAGATACCCCCTCGGCTTGGGGTTAGTTAAACTTTAGACTTTTTCAACTGATCTCGAAGCATGGTGGCCACGCCCGCAAGGGTTAGTGCCATCTCTGATGCCGCATCAAAGTTGCGGTCTTCTGCTTGTTTTTGTATGTCTCTAATTTTCTTTTGTGCTTCGATCAACAACTCTGCGTAATCTATAATCATTCTATCCCTGCCTTCTTTACCTTTGCTTGCAGCGCCTTGACTTGACGCAACAACTCCGAGCACCGATTCTGATACATGTCACGACTGTCTCGCAACGCTGCATTGTCAATCTCAAGTAGTTTGTTCTGGCGCCGCAACTCTTCAATGGTTTCCTGAATGTCAATCTTCTCGATCTCAGTGGCATCCCACTGGCCTACAGCCACAACATCCCGAAGTTTATTGACCTCATCCTCAAGCTCAAGAATCTGAGTCTTAGCATCTTCAAGCCTATCATCTTCTGTATAGGCCGGCGCATCAGTAGTTTCCTCAGGTTGACTCTCAACGGGAGGCTTTCGCTTTTTGTTCTTTGAGGTGTCAACCTTGTACTTGGTGCCGTCCTGGCGCTTCACAACCTTCACATCGTTTTGTTTCTCTGGGAATATCTCGCGGGCAATGCGGCTAATCGTCATCTTGGAGAGCCCAACGTGCTTTCCGATCTCGGTGTAACTTAGCTTGCCCCACTCCTCATCCCGCAGGCACCGCTCTGCATTAGCACGCTTGTCTTTTGGGTCAAGATCCAGGCCGCGATTTTTGTTAGCGGCGATGGCAAACCACAACGCATCACGCAACGTGCCCTGGTGGACGTTACATTCCATCTCCAGCAAGCCGTTGGACTTTTGTGCGAAGAAGCGGTGGAAACCGTCGGCTAACCAATACTCAGAGCCATCATGGAACACATCGAGCGCGGGGAACTCGTCGCCCTCTTGCATCTGGCTTGCGTACTCTTCAACCTGGGATTGGGATAGCTGTGCACGAACCTGTGTACCGCCATCCGTGCGAATGGCTTTAATTGCAATTTTCATTTTTTATCTCCTAGCATGGAGGTCGAATCTTACATCAAAAAAAATTGATTGTGCAAATCATTTTTTTACCTTGATGTAACAATGTTACAGTCTCGGCGTCGAGAAAGCGCCAGACAATAGGATCCCCAAGGGGTGGTAGCCAGCACCACACTCTGCCCAGAAACCCTCACAAGGGGGAGACCTAGCAAACCCAGAAGGCAGCGATTCAACTCGCCATGGCCCTTGTACCACCCTTGTAGCCATGACTTCCCCTGATCCCTCGCTAACAGGCCAGGACGGCTACTACGGGGTGTGTGTAGTGCCGTGTCTTCACCTCCGAGCCACCGATACAAGTGCGCTGCTAACGAGCGGAGTCCGGTCGGAAATGAAAAAACCCCTTGCAAGAGACTTGGGCTTGACAGGCCAGCACCCGGACTAGGATGAAGTGCATACAAGCCTCTTGCGAGGGGTTCTTACCTAGTCCAAATGCCGGAGCGTCACTTCCGACCCTCATAGGATAGCACAGCTTGGAAAGAGTTTCCAAAAAAAATGACTCTAGTCCCATTTTTTTAACTCTCGGCTTATGAAATTAGGGGGGGGCCGATACCAGGCCCTTGGCCCGGCGTACCTTTGGCTGTATACGAGGGGAGACAACCAAAGACTACGAGCTATTTTCGGTCGCTGCGCCGACCCGGCCCCCAAACAAACTGTACCAAAAAAAACCCCCGGACAGGCCGGGGGCGGGGTTTTCCCTGTGACTCTGCTAGGAGAGGGAAAGCGTCGAGGAGAATCGACCCGGGGAATATAGCACGGAAAGGTATGTATACGTCAATAGGGGCTTATGAAATATGCACATGGTCATTTAAGAAGAGCCAGCCCACGGTTTTCCTATGGGCGTCTTCCCACATTTCCATCCTCTCGGCCCTGGAGAGGTCGGCGCCCTGGTCACAGCGGGTATGGCATCTGTAACACATGGCAGCAATCCTGAAGTCATGGGCCTTGATAGACCTGCCCTTCCCATCTCTAAGCTGGTTTGAGTGGGCGGCGACCACCGTGCCGTCCTCGATCCCGCAGACCTGGCAGGGGGCCTCCCGCAGCAGCTCCAGCAGCCTTTTGTTACGGTAGATCACCGAATCACATATTTCATGGGCTTATCGTTGATGGTTGAGATCTTACCCTCGGCGCTCAACTCTTTTAAGACCCGCAGCACGCTTGATTCAGACAAGATGTAATGCTTGGCCAGCCTTTTAACAGTGATCGGCGTTTTATGTAAAGTCATGTAGTCAAGTACACACTCTCTAACTGTTCTCATCTTGCGCCTTTTTCAAGGTATCAACTAATTTTTCTTGGTAATGCAAACCCTTCTGTGCTTCTTGTAGTCGTTCGTCCTTGTTGCCCATACGCATAAGATACTTTAGTGCCCCGCCGCGGTAGTAGCCAATTTTCTGTTCTAAAGGCCAGGTATCTACAACATCCCAGGGCTCAATGCCCATTTTCTTGTAGTGATCACCACCGAACTGTTTCTCACGTACTGGCACGGGATAAGGAACACCACTTACCCGCATGGTTTCGTCAATAATATCTTTGAGCGTTTCCGGTTTAGTCATGCAAACTCCTAATCAAGTGGCAGGTCTGAGACAACCTCTTGGAATTGCTTTTGAAATTCAAGAATAATCTCCCGCTGCGGCTTAGTAAGCTGTTGATATTTTAACGTACCTCGTATCAACTCCCTGGTTTGATGCAGGGCAATCTTATATTCAGTGCCTCGAAAGGCATCTTCAGCCTGGGAGCGTTCTTCATCAGTAAATTCAAACACTACTTTCATCTTCATTTCCCTATTGTCCACCAACTGGCTGTTTGTTGGCCCAGACTTCTAGGCAGGTCTGATCGAGCTCAAACGATACGGGGTTTGTTTTGAGGGCATCTCTTACACCACGTTTGTAGATGCTAATTAGTTCCTCGGCTCGTACGGCTTCGGTGTCTTCGGAAATGTACGGCTCACTCATCACGCGTTGCCACGCAAGCACCGTCAGTATCCCAACAACAAAGCCCAACAACCAATTGACGATCTGTCTCTCAGTCATGTGTTCTTCTCCTTTAGTTTGGCTTCAATTTGCACCCAACAGTCTTCTAAATCCTCAAGACCATTAACTGCTTGCTCAAATTCTTCTTTAGTCAGCCCAACCCATTCTTGACGCGAGTTCTCGACCGCCGCTTGAATTATCTTGATCTCTTCCTGCACGGTGTCGGCGAGGTAGATCGGCTTCAGCTTTCCGTCAAGGTCTTTGTTACTTCGCAAAGAGACCAAAAACTTTTCAATATCGATCATGTGTTCTTCTCCTTCAGCCTTGCCTCGGCAAACTTCATGCCTAGTACAAAGACCGTCTCGTCATCCTTCTTATAAAAATCTTCTTTAGTTAGCCCAACCCATTCACGCTTTGGCGGCTCCCATCCTTCACACTCGCAGACATACCTATCCTCACTGTGACTGGCGTTACGGTCAAACCCATGCGGTGCTCGTGGGTCTGTTTTGCAGGGTACTTCTGGGGTCACTTCAGGGGTTAGTGCTTGTCGTAGTGCATTGATTGCACCAACATCTTTCTTCTCTTTGCCAAAAATATCTTCCAAAGCCTCCAAGGCCATCTCTGCCGCTTGTCTTAAGTTCATGCCTCACCCTCAATTAGTAAAGTCTTTAACAAACCGGCGTGGTTGATAGAACTCAGCGATTAGTTGATTATTTTCTCCACGTGACTGACGTTCTGCGCTCCACTGCCAAACACGAAGCCGGTCATGCTCTGCGTCATAGTCCAGCGAATGTTC